CTGGGGGTCAAGGGGTCGCTGGTTCGAATCCAGTCCACCCGACCAGAAGAATCGCAGGTCGCAAGGGGTATTTGCCCCGAGCGGCCTGCTTTTTTGTTGACTCAAAAGCGGAATGTAGCGGAATGAAAAGCCGAAATGACCCATGAGCTTGCACGGGCTACCCGGTTTCGAGACCGTCCTGTAGGCGCTTGGCGGCCTGGACGAATGCATCCTGGCGTGGATTGAGGTAGTTCGAGTAGAGCACCTCTGAGTTCTGAGATCGCCCCTGCAAAGCATTTATCAGCGTCGAGTCGATGCCCGCGCCCTGCATGAGGGTAGCGTAGGTGGCGCGCATGCGGTTCAGCCAGACGAATGGGATCCCCTCAAGACATCCGCCCTCGGCGAAGTAGGACCTCCACTTCGCCGGCACCCTGTCCGGCGTGAGCCGGTGGCCTGTCGGCTTCCCGCCATCCTTCGTGTATCTCGTGCTCTGGCATATGGGACCCGAGGACCGGATGGCATGGAGAGGGTCTGCGAAGACCGAAGGTATCGGCACCGACCTGTAGCGCCTGGAGTTCTTGGGGCCCTTGAGGCCATCCTCAGTCGTGATGGCGTGATCGATGCTCACATAGGCTGTCCAGTGCTCCTTGCCATCCATCCCGAGGGCGGATTCCCAACGGATGCCCTCCCAGTCGATAGCAAGAGCCTCGGAGCGGGAGAGCCCGCCTCCGCACATGAGGCACCAGAGGGCAAAGAGCTGAGATTCACGGAAGGCGGGACGGCCCAGGGCTTCCATGACCTCCTGGGCGCCCCAGACGGGCTTCGGCGTGGTGTCGCGCCCTTTGGGCATCCTGAAGCGCCTGTTCTCCATCGGGGACTCGGGGATCACTCCGTCATAGGCAGCCTGCGCAAGGACCGACCTCATGGTCCTCACATAGTTAGGCGCAGACTGCGGAGGGAGCATCTCTATCCAGTGCTTTATGTCCTGATAGGTGAGACTGCCTATATCCCTGCTTCCGAGCTCAGGGGAGATGTGGCAGCGCCATATGGTGTCATGGGTCTTGGCATTGGCCTGCGTGGTCGTGGCATGGCGGTCGGGGCTGTAATGGCATCAATAGTATTCGTCCATCGTCATAGGGTCACCGAGTGTCGGGTAGCGTCCCATGTCCGCCAGGAGCCTCAGGCGCTCCTCGTCGGCATCGGCCCTTGTGCCATGGACCGTCCGGTATGCCCTCCTGCGCTTCCCTTCCCGGGTGTAGCCATGCATGGCAGAAACCTGCCACACGCCAGGCTGTATCTCTCGGATGCTTCCAGCAGGAGATTTCTTTCCCATATCCGCTCCTTCCGTATGACGAAACAAGCCCGCGGAAGCGGCGGGCTTGTGGGCGTCAATTAAGGTATATGGCTATTCAGCTGCGCTGCTGCCTGCTGAGTCTTCCACTAGCAGCCCCGGGTTTATCGGAGGAAGGGTAAGCATTCCCATGGGCGACATCGATGTCATCGCCATTATCTGCGACCTCACATGCGAATAAGCCATTGATGCGCCGTTCAGCCTGAGGTATTGCGTAGCTGCCTCTTCCGAAGCTAACTGCTCTGATTTTTTCGCAGAAACGACGGCAATGACCTGGACCATTGCTTCGGCTCGGATATCCTGGCCGTCGTCTGCATTCACGAGCTTCGCCGATACGTCTAGCGTGGTTGCCAGAGCGTACTTGCTAGCATCCTTGTCGAACCCCAGGTCGCTATAGGTGCAGTTGATGTCGAATTTCAGCTCCATGGAATCGGCTGGGCTATCACCGACCGAGAGGCTCGATTTCTTGACGTACATACTGTTGATGTGTACCGGCGCGAGGATATCTCCTGATCTCATGCCGCAACACCTCCGTTGAGGCAGACGAGATGTACGCCTGGCGTATGGCATTCTGATGCCAGCCCATTCAGATCCCACTTGCTGTGCTGTTCTTCTCCAGTCCAATTGATCTTGCCATGATGCTCTCCCGGTGTTTGCCGGCATCCGGCAGCATCCAGCAGGTTAAGATCGAGATCGAGAGCTGCATCGAGCTGGGAGATTGTCTTGAGGGTCATATTAGATTCTCCGGACAAGATTTTGGTAATCCTGCTAGGAGGCATCCCGAGCTTCCTCGCAAGATCTGACTTGCTCATTCCGAGCTCCTCCATGCGGTCATAGACAAGTTCGCATAGATCCATGAGATAATCGGCAAGCTTCTCGTCTGCGCTCTCCTTCCCATAGAAGGCATCGGAAAAGCTCTCTCCCTTCACGATTGCCATATCTCAGTCTCCTCCTTCAGTCTTCTAGTGCGCGCTTCGCATGCTTCGCAAGAGTTCTTCCGCGTTCCAGGTCCTTCGTCGCGATCTTCCCGCTCCCTTGATGCCCATCGAAATCGAACAGCAGCACCAGCTTCTCTCCCCGGTAAGCCATGACGCGTATCACCTGACCAGGAACCTTTATCTCTATGAGAGACAGCTCTGAATCGAGAACCCTTACCATAGTCTCTCTGAATGGTGCCTCACCGCGCTGGACTAGGCGCGAGACAGCCCGCACGATAAGGCGGTACCTAGACCGGTCTCCTCTCCTGGCTTTCATCTTGCTCAGGAAGTCATCTCTTCCGTCAGGGGAAAGAACAAGCACAGATCGTCCGCCGCCGATGTCATGCTCGATGATCCTGTATGCAGCATCCATCGCACCTCCGATTTAACTTATATGTGAAATGCTTTGTCATTGCAATCGATTTTCTCCATACGCCCCAGAATCAGCGTTTGTTGCCATGCTTCCTGAAAAGGTCCATGACCGAGAAGGTGTTCCTCCTGTATACAGCAGCCCTCACGGACTTCTTGGGGCTCTTCATGAAGCCCATGCCCTTCCGGCCGTAGAACGGATTCACAGCCTTCCTCATCTTCCTCTTGGCCTTGCCGGTCGTGCGTGCCCTGAAGGATTTCCTGACAGAAGGCTTCCTCATTCCGATCTTCATCGCTGCATCCTTTCAGCTCGCCAGGAATGCGCTGCAGGAAATGTCACTTGCCGGTCTGCATTGACGAACAACGTTTCATCCGCTAGCCGCTATGCGATTTGAAGCACCTGTCGATAAGGAGTGCTACTCCTGGCTTATGAGGTTCGATACCTGTGTGCGGATCTCTTCGGAGTGGAGGTAAATCTCGTTGAGGCTGTCGATGTCGTACTTCTTGGCCTCATGCTTCCCGTCGAATATGCCGATATGCTTCTGCTTCGTATTGAAGTAGAGCCTGGCAATCGGGCGACGGTTGTTGTCATCGAGGAAAATTGCGCAGTAGCTCTTGGCATCGCGCATGGTGACCCTTGCCGGGTCGACCTCTGCACATGCAATCGCTTTGATGATGGCGTAAGCGTCTATCTCGTCTTCGGTGGTCACGATGCCATTGTCTGGCATGTCTTCCGGCTCCTCCGTCTCGGACTCCTCAGACGGCTCTGCCTGGACAGCATCGGTACGGTCATCTGCGCCTAGCGCCGTCGTGAGGCGATCGTTCACCTGGTCGTTGAGGAAGCGTCTCAGGGCCTTCTCCACAAGCGGGCGGAACTTGGCCACAACCTGCTGGCGGAATGCTCCGTCGTACACGCTGGAGGCAAGGAGCTTCACGAAGTCGTCAGAGGGCTCCCTGAACTGCTCGGCGATGACCCTCTTGAGGGAGCCGACATACTTGAGCTCCTCGGCGCTCGATGCGATGGAGTCGATGTCGAAGGACGGCTTGGTGAGCTTCTGGATCTCCGGAAGCATCTGCCTGTCTATGTCCAGGAGATCGAGGACGAGGAAGGGCCTGGAGTCCATCTTGTTCGGCTCGTCCAGGTCCATGTAGAAGTTCCAGATCTGGCCGTTGGTCAGGATGCCGATGCGGGCATGGGTGCATGCGAAGTAGCGGTAGAGCTGGGAGGCATTCTCGAGCGAGAGCTGCGTGCCGATCTTCTTGCACTCGATGATGATCTGTACCTGGTCATCCAGGACGAGGGCATAGTCTACCTTCTCGCCGCGCTTCACGCCCACGTCGGCGGTGAACTCGGGGATGACCTCGTTCGGGTTGAACACGTCGTACCCGAGGACGCTTCCGATGAACGGCATGATGAATGCGTTCTTGGTGGCCTCTTCCGTCGTGATCGAGTCCTTGAGGGATTCGACCTTCTTGCCCATCTGCGCTACGGCATCTTCGAACTCCATATCTGCTTCCTCCAAATCGGAACCTGTATTGACCGGGCCGGGAATCAATGGATCATCTATATCGCCTCCCGGTCCTGAAGGGGATCACGTTGCTCATCTCTCCCCTCCGCAAGCGCGGCATCACGGGCGGTCTGGAGCACCGATGCCTTCCTTGCCTCTCCCAGGACATTCCAGCACCCTATGAGCTCTTCGGTGCGAGGGTCATCATGGCGGGACTCGTCCCATCCGAGCATCGTGTTCGGGTCGGTCTCAAGCGCTACGCAGCAGTCCCATAGCTGTTCGGCGGTCATTGATGTTTTCCCGCGCTCCCAATTGCCCACAGTTTTGGTATCGACTTCCAGAACCTTAGCGAGCTCGCTTTGCGACAGATGGATCTTCTTACGGAACTCCTTAAGGCGAAGGTTCATGGTCCCCTCCCAAATACAGGAAATCGTTGCCATTCAGAATAATCAAATATCAGAATATAAGCAAATATTTCCCGATTTAATCTTGCAACAAGGAAAAGAATCCCTATATACAGAGCAAGAAAGGGAAGACCTTCCCGATATTTAATATTGGAGGTAAAGAATGACGGAGTTTCCCCAAACGCGTCTAGGCCAGCACATCTATGACCGACGCAGGGCATGCCATCTCTCGCAAGAAGAACTCGCATCTGCTGCCGGCGTTTCTGCCGACCTGATTCTAAGAATCGAGAAGGGATACGTGTCTACCGGCGTAGACAAGGTCTGGACGATTGCCCAAGTCCTCGATTGCTCTCCAAATGACTTGCTTGGATGGGATGAGGATGCGAACTAGAAAAACGCCTGCCGTCTGGGCCAACAGACAGCAGGTCACGACATGATTGGAGCAACCAAAGATGTCAGACCTGATTCTACGCCATCCCCTGGCTTTCGTCACGCTTTCCGCCCTGTGCGGGCTTGCGGCATGGGAGCTCTGGGCTCACGCCCTCATGCTCTCCGATGGCTACACGGGAGCGGCGTCCTGGTCCTGGTGGATCCGTCCTCTTGTGGAGATGGTGATCTCATGACGTGGGTGACGATACGCGGCGCGATGAAGTACCTGCACATCTCGCGCGACGCGATCATGTGCGCCATCAAGCAGGGGGCCATCCACGCCTACCGCAAGCCCTCGGCCTCGGGGAGCCCGCAGATCGCGTGTCTCATCTCGACGGACGAGCTCGATGACTGGGTGAGGTCCTGGGACGAGTGGGGGGGGAGCGGACCATGCCTGTGCTGGCCTAT